ACAGCTACTTACGCAGGATATATACAAAAAACCAATTGGACTGCGCTCCATTGGAATGGTCAGGACTATCAACAATTCTGGACTACAAACTATCAAGGCGCTCTTTGGGCAACTAACGGCGTTCCAACTCCATTTGTCACAACCAACATAGGCATGCAATTTAAGTCTATAACAGGAGTGACTATCGATGCAGCAGGACCTCCTGCTCTTGCTACTTTAACAATTGCTGGCCACGGATTAGTTGTAGGAGACTTTGTATTCATAAATGAAGTAGTCGGAATTACGGGGATAAATTTTCAAACAGGATATGTTGTTGTTGTTGTAGATGCTAATAATGTACAGGTTGAATTTCCAAATGCCACTTTAGGAGGCGCTTATTCCTCAGGGGGTATCGCTCAATATTTAACTAATAACTCTGATTCCACTAAAGATTGCTTGCGTTGGTATGATGGAGATCCAACAAATGGAAGCTCTACAGCGCCCGTTTTATCGACAACAAAAGGGTGGGTAAATTTTTGCCCTCCACTTTCAAAAGCATCTTTTTCAGTAGCTGAAAGACGAGCAGCTCAATGGTATCTTGTTGGCGCAAGAATGATTGTTCCTTTCAAAGATAGACTTCTTTTTCTGGGACCTGTCATCCAAACTTCTGGCTCTGGCAGTCAGCTTTATTTACAAGACTGCATCATATATAGCCAAAATGGAACTCCTTTTTATACAGCTTCTTTTACTGGAGAACCTGAGGATGCAACAACAGTTTTTAATCCTATACTTGTGCCAACCGACCAAACTTCATCAGCTGCGGCATTCTTTGAAGATCAAACGGGTTTCGGTGGTTTCGTACTTGCTGGCATAGATCAAAGATTAAATACATCTTCATCTAATGAAGATATTTTGATTTTAGGCTTTGATAGAGCACAAATCCGCCTTGTCTATACAGGAAATGATGTTCTTCCCTTTGCTTTCTATTCAATCAATAGTGAATATGGCTCCGAAACTACTTTCAGCGCCATAAATATGGACCAAGGCGTAATAACACAAGGCTCAAGAGGCTTTGTAATGACAAGCCAAAATACATGCGAAAGAATAGATTTGCCTATTCCTGATCTCGTTTTCCAAATTAGACGTTCAGATAACGGAGCTGAACGCATGTGCTCTCAAAGGGATTTCATAAACGAATGGATTTATTTTACTTATCCTGCGGACTACACATCTAAGAAATTCCAAAATCAAACTCTTTTCTATAATTACCGTGATGACACCTGGGCAGTATTTAGGGAAACTTACACAACTTATGGCTTATTTAGGCCGCAATCAGGCTTTATTTGGTCAACAGTTGGCTTTACTTATTCTACGTGGGAATCTTGGGATGTGCCCTGGAATGCAGGGATATCATCATTATTAGAACCTATCGTTATTGGGGGCAATCAACAAGGATTTGTTTTAACAAGAGAGGGGGGAACCGATGAAGGCATTTCTCTTTACATCTCAGCTGTAACAGTTTCGGCAACTGTAACTACAATTACATCTCCTGAGCATAATTTAAATACCGGTGACTTTATCGTTATCTCGGGATGTCTTGGAACTGTTGGTTACTACCTAAACGGAAAAACTTTTCTTGTTCAAGACGTTGATGCTGATAACTTTACTATTGATCCTCCCATAGATTCTTCATTGACGCCTTTTACTTACTTAGGCTTAGGTGTAATCAAACGTCTTTATGTTCCTTTCATTCAAACAAAGCAATTTCCAGCAGCTTGGGATATGGCTAGAAAGACAAGAATGGGGCCTCAACAATATCTTTTAACTAAGACAGAAAATTCTCAAATGCAACTGCTTATATTCTTAAGCCAAAACGGAAGTTCTCCCTATAATAGCGGCCCAATTGTTCCGGATCTTAGCTCTATAAATGATGGGTTGATCTATAGCACCGTTCTTTATACTTGTCCCGAATCTACAAATCTAGGATTGACTCCTGCTAATACAAATTTGCAAATGCCGACCGCAGAAGCTCAAGCAGAAATATGGCATCGTATTAATACCTCCCTTCTAGGAGATTCTGTACAGTTAGGATTTACAATTAGCAATGAGCAAATGAGCAGTTACACAAATATTTCTGATGCTATTGCAATCACTGGAGCAACTCAAGCGAATCCTTGTGTTTTGGCCTGTACGGGAGCATTTCCAGCAGGTTCATTAATAACGATTGCCTCAGTTGTGGGAATGACACAATTGAATGGAAATACCTACCAAGTAATTTCTTCAACTACAACGCATGTAACTATTAACGTAGACTCCTCAGGTTTTAGCGCTTACATATCTGGAGGCACAGCCACAAGAATTGCTAATCTGAATCAAACAGCTGAAGTAGAATTGCATGGGTTCATTATGGATCTTCAACCTTCTGGCTTATTAGCATGAGCAGCACTAATGTTCCTAATCAAACATCTTTCTTAAGAACTTCTTGGGAATTTCCTGAAGACCCAAAAGAGCTTTCTGTTCAATTAAATCGCTCCTATATAGATATAGCTAACTCGGTTAATTCAAGAACAATCGGTATTTTTCCCGTTAATAGACCGGGAACGACTGGTAACGAATATTTTACGAATGGCAACCGTAAGCAACAAAGCTTTAGACGCCTTTATCAATTCACCACAACCCTTACTTTTCCCCATGGAATCAATTTTATTACCTTTGGAGGCTTTGTCAACATCTACGGAACTTTTGTTTCTGGGGGCGTTTGGTATCCTCTACCTTATGTCGATACCGTCGCAATAGGAAATCAAGTGAGTATTAAAGTAGATTCAACGAATATAATAATTACAGCAGGCGCTATAGTTCCCACAAGTGGGTTTGTTGTGCTAGAATGGCTATCACAGCCGTAAGGAGTAAAATATGAGCTTAAGTATGAGTGATAAAGCCCCTTCAGGATACAAGACAGGGCAATTTAGGAACTTTACTCCTCAACAGATGCAATTATTCCAACAATTGTTTTCTCATGTTGGACCAGAGAGCTATCTCTCTAAACTAGCTGGAGGTGGCGAACAGAATTTTGCAGAAATTGAAGCTCCTGCAAAAAGACAGTTTTCTGAGCTATTAGGGGGCCTTTCTTCTAGATTCTCTGGTATGGGCCTTGGCGGAAGGCATTCTAGCGGCTTCCAAAATGAAGCAACAAGTGCAGCTAGTAATTTTGCTCAAGAACTTCAATCTAATCGCCAAAACCTTCAAAGACAAGCGATTATGGATCTTATGGGTTTAAGCCAAAATTTACTTGGTCAGAAGCCGTACGAAAAATTCGTACAACCTAAACGTGAAAAACAAGGTATGGATTGGGGAGGACTTGCTCAAGCTGGTATTCAAGCTCTTCCTCACCTCTTAGCTTTGCTATAGGAGATTTATGTTAGTACTACCCCCAAGGCCTCCAAAAGGCGTTCCTCTTGGACAACAACTTGCCGGAGGAGCTGCTGCTGGATTAATCAATGTTGGTTCCCAGCTTGCTCAAAGAAAGCAAATGGAACAAGCCGCTAAACAAGAAAATGAAACACTTAAGCGATTAGGCATTGATGCTGAAGGACTATCTCCAGAAATAAGAAAGGTTGTTGTTGCTGAAGCTCTTAAGTCTCAAGGTAAAGAAAAGCTTCTTGGGCAAAAGCAAGGATTTTTAGATCAACTTTTTGGCGGACAACAAGAAGCTCCAGGCATGATCTCGGAAGAGCCTTTGGGACAGATGCAACAAGGTTCTGAAATGGGAGGATTTGATCCTGCATCAATTCCTGATGAAGCAATCGTAAAAGCTGCCGCTCTAGATCCCGTATTAGGAAGAGAACTACGAGCTGCAAAAAATGCTTCCATAGAGCATGGATTAAGAAAAGAAAAGTTAGCTTTAGAAAAAAAGAAAACTTCTCCTGAATATTTAAGAGAAAGTCACGTTGAAACTGCTCAAGCAAATGCAGATGTTAAGTATAATCAAACCCTTCAAGAAGCATCTAAACAACACGAACTAAAAGAACAAAGTTTAAATCGTTTAGAGCAACTTAACAAAAAAGGCGTCACAGGAAAACCTTACGAAAAATTACTAGAGAAAGTAGGGCTTGTTAGCCTTACTTCGGAAGGACGAAGAGAATTTGCTGCCGATGTTAAGAATCTTATAACTGATATCCGTTCTATTCTTGGAGCCCAGTTTACTGGATTTGAGTTTCAAACGATTCTTAACGCTTATCCAAGTGCTGATTTTAGCAAAGAAGCTAATGCTTCTATCATAAAAAATCTTAAGGACTTTCAAGATATTAAGAAAAAGGAAGTTGAATTCGCTGATCAGTTAAAGAAAGAAAATAAAGGAAAGATTCCTTACGATTTTCAATCTCAGGTTAATGAAAAAGTGCGTCAATACGCTGCTTCTAAACTTCCTGAAATTAAGCAAAACACTCAAGAAATAATGAATGCTCAATATGGCATTCCTAAAGGCCACACTCTTCTTCTTGATAGGAATGGAGAAATATTATCTGTTCCGGATAGCGAAATAGATGCTGCCCTTGAGTTAGGAGCTGAGTTTCCATGACGGCTGATCCTTTAGCTAAATATCGATTAAATAAACTGCAAGAAGAACCTCAAGTCCCTTTCTCTTCATCCGTTGATAATCAACAAGATCCTCTTCAAAAATACAGAGTCGCTAAACCTAATTCCGAAGAAGAAAGTTTTACACAATATGTGACAAGAAATGCCGCTCGTTTAGGATCTCGTGTTGCTGAACAAATTGGTGGATTGCCCGGGGATATTAGTGATTTAATTCAGAGTGGGGTTTTCGCAGGATTAGAAAAAGCAATTGGACATAAAGTTACTCCAGAAATGAGAGAAGAAGCAAGAATTTTATCAGAAAGACCACCAACTTCATCAGAATTAAAAAAAGCCAGTGAATCAGTTACTAAAGGGTATACTTCTCCCCAAGGAGAATATGAAAAAACAGCCGATGAATTTGCTGAAACTGTAGCATCTTTACTAGGCCCAATGAAATTTAGAAAGGCCTTAGGGATCGCCGCTTTAGGAACCGGAGCTAAAACAGGACTTAAAACTTTAGGTTTTGCCGAAGGAACACAAGAAGCTGGAAAGATTGGCACAATGCTAATTGCTAGCATGGTTAATCCTAAAGGAGTTAAACAATTAACAAGCAATCTATATAACGAAGCTGAAAGATTGGCTCCTGAAGGAACTATTGTAAGTGGAAAGGAATTGGAAAAAGATCTTCTAAAACTTAAACATGACCTAGAAAAGGGAACATTAGATCGTTTTGAAACTAAAGTTTTAGAGCAAACTAATAGAGTTTTAGAAAAAGTTAAAGATGGAAATGTTGATGTAAATCATTTGATTGCTTCTAAGCGTAGCATAAATGGTGTCGCTGGTGATCCTGAATTCTATAGAAGAGGAGAACATCTTTTCCCTCGTCTATTAAAAGCTGTTGACAAAACGATAAAAAGTCACAAAGATCCCGAATTTTTAAAGACATATCAATCGGCAAATGAAGCTTTCGGTGGAGTAGAACAAAGTAAAAAAATTAGCCGTTATATTGAAAGTAAATTAGGAAATAAGCCTATTAAACATGCTCTTTTGGCATCAGTTGCTGAAACTGTAGCTGGTTATCCTGAAGCAATTGGGCCTACTTTAGCACTTTCTGGAGGAGCATATTTAGGTGTAAAAGGAATAGAATTGACACAACGAATCTTGGCTAATAAAACATTAAGAAACTATTATTTTGATGTTTTACTCAATGCCTCTAAAGAAAATTCAACAGCTATGATTAAATCGGCTAATAAACTAGAAAAGGCCCTTGATCAACCATAAGGACCATATTTGTCTAAGAATTCTTTTGTGTCATCTTCTTCACAATGAATCCAAAAGATAATCGCTAACATAATTCCAATTAATATTATTTCCATTTGTTTAATTTCCTTAAATTTACTTTTTTCTTAAATCTCTCATAGACCTTTTAAATTCTAACATCTCCACTTCCCGTTTTGCTCTATCTTGATTAAGCAAAAGTCTTACGAATATCAACATGCACATGTTCACAATAAAAACATCTAAAGTTGTTACAGCAGAAGCTATCATTTTTTATCCCTTCGCCTTTAGAAGATCCACAAACATTTGATATAAACGATCTATCCTTTCTGCCTGCCCTTTTGCATCTTGGTCTATTCGATCTATATGTTTTTGAAGATCCATTTTGAACCAATACATCATTCCACCTAATGAAACAATAATGGTAAGAGCATGTAACCATTCCATAAATCCCCTTTGTGCTTGACCATATTCTACCATTTATGACAATATTTAACAATATGAACCAAAATATTGACACTCCTCTACCTAATCGTAAAGAACTAATTGACATGCTTCGAGAGATGATAAAAGCTTACGAGCATCTATCTCCTGGCGCCATGGTTGGCCCAGTTTCTCACTATGATATGATGTCCGCTTTGATACTAATTAAGGCAATCTTTGAGTCTATCGACGAGGATAAGGGCTAGGAGCATAAGGGGCGGAAGAAAAGCCAAGCGTTCTTGGGCTTTCTTCGACTTTTGCTCTTATGTCTGTTTTATTTCCAAAATAGCTATATACAGCATAACGCATCGAATCGATTCCGTGATCTGCTTTTTTTATAGGCTCATCGTAGCCTTTTTCACTTTCTTTAGGATCCCAGCAATAACCTTGAATTTCTCTAATAAGATTTTTACAACTGCGGCATATCTTAAGATCGCCGCTTGCCATAAAAGATGTTAGTGAGCGAATGCCATCTAAAACGTTGTTTTCGGCATCTCTAATGGGCAAACCAAGGCCTGAGCGTCTAATCTCCACTTTAAAACTTGCAGCCGCAGGATCAACATATATGCCTTTTACATAAGGCCTTTGAGAAACAAAATAAATTAAGTCTTGTGCGTAGTCTGAATCTGTCCTAGAGCCCTTGATTTTACTATCATGATAATATTCCGCTTCTACCCACAAAGGCGGCTGAGCATCTGGATTTACGCCTATGAGTGTAAAAGCAGTCGGGTTGGTGAATCCAATATCAACACCACAAATATAGAATTTGGCATTCGCTGGCGGCTTAGGTATTGTATGAACTTGCTCATCAAAGAAATCAAAGACAGCGCCTTCGGCTAATACCCAATCGCCTAATATAAAGCGCTTGTAGAAGATCCCTTTATGCTGCCTTTCAAGATATTCTCTTTCTTCCATTGTCAATGCCGGATTATCCAACATAGTAAATGGGTATTGGTTTACATCGGGATTATCCTCTAAGAATTCTTTCTTAAGCCAATGTCCTGGAGAATCCGGGTTAGTCGTAGCAAAAATGCGAGCGCCACCCATAGCACAGCGCTGAACAAGAACAATAAATGCGCTATGAGGAATAAGAGTAGCTTCATCTACATATGCTCCTCTAAAGGTAGCACCTCTGAGCTTTCCTTCTGAACGTGAATCATGAGCACCTACAACATGGATTTTTCTATCCCATATCTCAAGTAGATTCTTTCCCTCTAAGTATCTCACATCTTCATTAATAAGCTCATAGAGGACTGGTAGTATATTTCTTCTGAAAGCATGGGCATCACGGCAAATAATGACCATTTCACCCGGCGGAGCTCTTTGCACTTCAATAAGGAACCTAAGAAGCGAAGAATAAGTCTTACCGCTTCTTACAGCTCCATGCCAGATGTTGATTTTATTATTGCTTGTCGCTATCGCTTGGATTTGCTTCTCGCTTAGATGCGAGTCTGTCAATTGCATCGGCTAATTTACCTACATCTCCGGAATGATTATCATTAGTCTGTTGACGTTTCAGTTCTGCATCAAACATTTTCTCAGCTCTTTCGGTGTCAACTAAAAGCTGATCATATATACTAATATCACGCATAAATAATCCATAATTATATGGATTTTCTTTATCATGCAATTTAGCACGTAATCTTAATGCAATTCTTAGTTTAGCTTTTTTATGAGCCTTCGCAAATTCTTCTGATTCAGAAGCGAATCTATTTACATAAGAAATACAGGGTAAATCTTCTTCTAAAAGTGCCCATTTTCCTAAATGATCTGCATCTTCACGCAGACTCCATTTATCTAGAGATTCTGCTAATTTTTCTCGGTCATATTTTTGAGGGCATCCTTGACCTAACGCGTATTGATTGCCTTTTGGGGCTGCCATAAACACCTCAGTTTTAGCATCACCTATATTGAATTTTTAATCAATAAAGTCTTGAATCACGATTACTTAATTTATTCATTAATTCGTGAAACATTTCTTCATTTTCTTGTTCGCTACGTTCAGGCTGATAATAGAATTCATTTCCATCTTTATCAAAGTGTCTTCCTAAGATATCTTTATGTAATTCAAGATCATATTCGCTATATGTTGTAATGATTTTTTCCATATTTTACTCTTTATTGTCTATCGGGTATATCGCAAAACATTGCAAGTTTATCAGAGAAATTTTATTTATACTATAGGCTTGACTATAACCTCTAACTTATGGTATCATAATCTACATAGAGCGCGTGGAACGTCTGAATAGATCTTATAGCTAAATGCTTAAGACACCAAAAAGGCTAGTACTGGCTCTTACAACAACACAAAGGGAAATCTATGAGCTTATATCTAGGGTTATGTATATTACTTCCTGTATTGGGAATGGCCTATCTAGTCATTAAAGGCTAAAAGTAACAACGAGGAGTGCGTGAGTATTCCTCTTCTTGGTGTTCTTTCTCCCCTTCATCTAGAGCATCCATGTACTGATTCCATGCCATAAGCTCTAGTTCTTCCATGAGGATTTTTATAGCCGACATGCCATTTTTAATTTGGCGATATCTTTCTAGGGCTTCTTGTGCTTCTTCGTTCATTTCTTATGCATCTTTTTGAGGGTTTCGGCTAAAACAGCTCTTTTGCGAGTTGTTGGGTTCTTACTGTGTTCGGCTTTCTTAAGCTTTGAAGCAGGAATCTTTTCACCTTCCTTAACATGAAGACTTTTGCGGAGAGCTCCGGGCTTCTTTATAGCCTCTTGAATGAATTTCTTTTTCTCGGCCATTATTTCTTCCCTTTCTTTTTCTTAAGCATCTTAGCTCCATAATCGCAAGCTGGATCTCTTTTACGATCTTCTTTCTCAAGCTTCTTTAAGGCTTTTTGCGTGCTCTTCACTTTTTTCTCTATTGCTCGAATTTGCTTGTCCATCACTTCTCTTTGTGATGTTTATGGGCTTTCTTAGCCATTTTATGCAGCATACCTAAATGATGTTTAGCCATTTTAGCATGATGGGCATGGGAATGTTCATGCGAATCATGTCCGCCTTTTACTTCTTCTTTATGAGTTAACTTGTGTTTTGCCATTGTTCTCTTCCTTATGTTTATCATTTAACCAATCACTGAAGGCTTGCCATTGTTTCTCTAACCATTCTCCTATCGTAAGAACTTTGGGTTGAATGACTAAAGGGTCTTGGCTAAGCTCTTGCGTATATATTGGCTCTACTTTGCTTTTTTTTTCGCTACTTTTTTCTTAACAGCTTTCTTTGCCATTTTCATTTCTTTCATATCACACTTTGCAGAGTCTTTCTTTTTCATATTTTCCTGATTTTAATTTATTTCTTTTTGGTTTTAGGGATTTTGGCGCCTGCTTTACGAGCAACATTTAATGCTATCGCAACAGCCTGCTTCTGCGGTTTTCCTGCTTCCATTTCTGTCTTAATATTTCTAGACACAGCTTTCTTGGACTTAGATTTTTCAAGAGGCATAATTTATCCTATATTAATAAGTAGATTGTCCAGGCTAGTAATATTGCTAGAAAAGCTAGAATAACAACACCGACGATTGGCGAATCTTTTTCATCGCACACTTCATATTCTGGATCATCCATGTTTTTTAGCCCACCGCATAATAAAATATATGGAGGCCATTGTTAAAAGCACAACCCCCAAAAATAAATAGCCGTGAATCATTACTTTTTTTCAGTTAAGTCTAACCCTGTTTCATCTTTAAGAACTTCTTCGCCGATTTCCAGGATATCTTTATCAACTACTGGATCTCGAGCGATATTAACAAGTTCGCAAGATGCTAATGCAAACAACAAAAAAGCCTCTAGACATACACAAGAAGCCATTTTTAAATATGCTTGAATCATACTAATAATTTACTGGTACTTAAATATTTACACAATGCTTTTGTTATGAAATTTCAAAATATTTTCCTACTGATTCTTTGTAAAACATGCCATCAGCTTTTCAAAAGCCTTTTCAGTTTCTTTATCATCAAAAATGAAGTCATATATTTCATCCTCTTTTTGGTCTTGCCATAAAGCAGCTATACGAGAATGGAAATCTTTTACATTTTTAAATCTAACAACAACTTTCTTCCTTTCCTTGTCTTCTTCGCATGCATCTTTCTCTTTCATAATTGCAGTAGTATCCTTACCTGGATTTCTTCTGGATCACCTACAAAGTTTTTTTCCGCCTCTTTGATGCATCTATCAATTTCTGGATCATCTGAAGAAACCTTGACCGGTTCATAAGAAAGAAACTTTTGCTTATAAGTTTTGTCTTCGCCTTTTAAGACGATCGTAATTTCCTTAACGCATTTTTGATTTGCTTCGTACATAAGTACATCCTCTAGTGTTACTTCACTTCTTTTTCTAAAGCATTGGCAATCGACGACATGCTCGCCGCAAATGTCACAGTTATTCATTTTTCTACCAATTTGTTACCAAAATCTACTGATTCGGTTCGATGAAAATTTCAATTCTAATCGCATATTCCTTAGGCTTCCCTTTCTCTTGCTTAAACAACCACTCTATACGCTCGTCCGAGTCGGCCTGACCTCTCGCTTTGCCAGGGATTATCAGGTCTGCTATGGTGTCCGTGATTGCTTTAAAAGCCATGGGTAGGTTTTCCTGCTTATCAAGTGATCTAGGAGCTATGCGTGTGAGCACCACTTTGCAAGGAAGGGAAACCGTTGGGTTAACTGATTTCCAATGGGCCCACACCCACTGGCTTTGCTTTTTCTTCCTAAGCCTAACCTTAGTCCAATGCTCTGAACCGCGGTTTGCTTCTGAGACTGTGCGAATGGGTAAGTACCAATCAATAGTTCTGATCACAAGTTCACCAAATCCTCTATAGGCACATTCGTTAAGTCCCCTTCCAAAATGTCTTTTCTTCTCTTTTCACACCTTGAGCATATGTAGTGAATGTGCGTCTCAACCTCTACAGGAGGATGAGAAAAATATTCGTAATATTCCATGCATTTAACTGCGACGAAGTTCCAGTTATGGCCAAAAAAAAAGCATTTCAGTTTTTTAATCATTGTTTTTCTTTCTCCGAAGGTTGGTTACGATCCAACGACCTTTCGCTTAACAGGCGATCGCTCTACCCCTGAGCTACTTCGGAATAATTAAAATGGTAAATCGTCTTCTGTAACTACAGAAGTTTGTTTTCCGTGTGCTTGTTTTTTTAATTCTTCTTCTAGCATTTTCATAAGTGCTTGTTGAAAAGCTTCCTGATGTTTGGAATCTTCAAATTTACAATATTGAAAAAACTTTTTCTTTCCTTCTTTTTCATAAGAAGAACCGGGGAAGTTTACCCATGAGCGTCCATTAGATTCCCAATAAGTCATATTATGAATGGTAAAATTAGCCCATTTTGGCAAAGTGACTGAAAACGTGGCTTTAAGCGCCCCTTTGTTTACAGCTTTGAAATTTGATATATTCATAAAATATCCCTAAACCCTTTATCTATAATCTTTTTAGAGTGTTTATTCAGTCTTTCCATACATTTTCCTAGTTCTTCTTTATCTATTTTTCTTTGCAGGGCTTTGTTATAAGCAATGTTCCATTGATATTCGAGATCCTCAAGCACTTTTTTATATTTTTCCTTAGCTTTGTCTGTTTTTTTCATGAAAAATGTTTTTGAATTACTTTCTTTATATCTTCTAACTCGAAATACCTATCACTTGAAGTTGGTTTATTAAATTTGATAGTTTTTCGAATTCCTCTAATTCTATTCTTTTCTATCATTACCTCTATTTCACCTTGTTTGGCTGTTTGTTTATCTTTGTAATCTTCTCGATAAAGAAGAATCGCGGTATCACAATCTTGCTCAACCGATCCACTTTCGCGAAACATTCCCATATGTGGTCTCTCAGTCTCTCCTGCTTTTCTGTTAAGTTGGGCTAAACAAAAAACAGGCAGCTGCAACTCTCTTGCCATATGTTGCAAAGCTTTACTAATTTCCGTAATCTCTGCATGGCTATTATTTAGCTTTTTATCCGGATTGATAAGCGTTAAATAGTCTATGAAAATAGCTTTCACATCATAGGCTTGTGCGTAGCGTCGTGCAGTTAATCTGATTCCAGAAATTGTTTTGCCGGCCGCATCATCTATATAAAGAGGATATGTGCGTAGCATTTCTCCTACTGCCAACAATCTTTCATATTGCTCTTCATTCATTTTCCCATCTTCAAAGTCTTTATAACCAATGTCAGCTGCTAAACATGCTAGTTTAGCACTTAAAATTTCTGGAGACATTTCAAAGGAAAAAAATAAGATTGGAATATTCTTAGAAATTATGTTGTGCATAATATTCATGGTGAAAGTGGTTTTGCCAACAGATGTTTGCGCCCCACAATAGGTCAATGTTCCAGGCTTTAAGAATCCTATAACTTCATCTAATTTTTCATATCCTGTTGATATTCCTATATATGGAAGTTGTCCGGCGTCGATTCTATCTCTCATCCATTGAATTTGCTCTTCGAATGTTTTCTCTTCTTCAAATTCATCTAAGACTTCTTTAATCTTTTTAACTTTCGTAGATTTGCTAAAAGACAACGCAAAGAATTCTCTAAATAAATCATTTGCTATGTTTTCAAAGTCTGCTTCCTCTTTACAAGCGTCCAATGTAGCTTTTTGTGTGATTGCTATTAGCTTACGAAGATTAGATAAATTTTTCAGCTCTTTCAGATAGTAATCTATGTCAACACCTGAAAAGGCGCAAAGCTCTAAATTCTCAAAATAAGTAATACCGCCAGTTTCCAGGCCTTGGAGCTCAGTTGCTAGCATTTGGCTATCTACATGCTGGTATTGCTTAGATAGGGCCTTGTAGGCGCTAAAAATGTGCTTGTGAGCGATTTTAGAAAAGTCATCTTCACTTAATTGGCTTAGGGTTGCTTCAGCTGCTTCTAGATTTGTAAGAAGAGCGCCAAGCACAATTTGTTCGTATGGGATGTTATCTGGTATTTTCATAAACCTCCGCTAAGGTTAAGATAGTGACAGGGATACCTACCGCTATGGGTATTCTTAGGCTCTGTTGAAGCAGAGCCGACTTTATTATTATATATACGCGCGATTATTGCAACCCCTTTTTCAAGGAAAGGGGGGCCGCGGAACTGGGGGATAGGTTCTTTTGCTTTGCTCAGGAACCAAAAGTTCTTGCAAAGTTTTCCTTAAGCGCCGTCTCCATCCAGGCTTCAAAGTTATAAACATTTGTCGTTTGAAGACACACGTCTAGGTTAGAAAGAATCCGTGTATAGTCGTAAACGTTAATCCATCTCCTAACCGTTTTTAACTTTACTTTCTGCTTTCCCTGGCGGTCATGTTGAAGAAAGCGATATATCTCAATGGCTGCTTCTTCCGAAGGTGTGTTTTTCCCTCCTTCCATAGAAGGAGAACGAACGGAGGGGTTTAAGGGGTCTTCCCCTTCGTTCGTTTCTTTTTCTTTAGAAAAAGAATAAGAACATCTTATAGGTGTGCCCTTTTTGAAAGAATTTTCCGACTTATGAACAGAATATTCGACTTTTTCCTCTTCTAAAACGTTATTATTTAATGAGTTGTGAAATTGTTCATAACTCAGGGGGGGTGTGCCCTTTTTGAGGGGGGGTGTGCCCTTTTTGATGTTTATAACTTCCCAATTCCATGTGTAAATCCCTGATCTCCAATACTTTGATTGTTCTTGGGGGGGTGTGCCCTTTTTATTGTTCATAACCTTATTTGGTGTGCCGTTTTGGCGAGTTATGAACAATTTGTCGCAAAGAAATTTAAGTATATTTCTAGCTTGCTTCATAGTGATATGTGCCCTTTTTGCCGATCCTCGCACACTAAAAACAAACTGAGATTTTTTCAGTCGATATGTTTCTGCGCCATAAGTTCTATGGCAATTATCTAGAGCAGTATTTTTTAAGGCGTAATCTAGGAATTTCCTACGAGTATCTTTTAAACGAAGACTTTTGGGGTTGAAGAAGGGGTGCTGTAACAGCTTGTCTACATCTCGGTTATGATAGAACGTTTTTCCCGTCACCCCTTCCTCATGATAGGGGCCCACACTTGCTAAAAATTATGGATTAGAATATAAATAGATCAAAATCCGAAATTTTTAGCCCGTTCGTGCGGGCTTTTTCATTTATGCTCCTCTTATAATTTTCTTTACAAGATAATTTTGAAAGATAGAGACAACTTTCGCTGTCTCTAAAAAGAATTAGCTATTTATAAGAAGAGTAAACCTTTCGTTTATGCTTCTCTAGTCCTTCCTCAAGATCCTTAATATTTAACACATACGCTCTTTTCTTTCGGTAAGAGGGGATTTTCCCAACACGGACTAAATAATAAAGTCTTTGGGATGAAACACGAAACATCTTCGAAGCTTCTCTAATTGAAATCTCCCCTTTTTCTGTATCAAAAAGAGGTTTTCCTTGAAATAGCGAATATTTTCTTAAGTGTTTGATTTTTTTGTAAGCAGTTACTGAATCTCTAGCAATTAAGATACGCCCCTTGATTTTTTCAGCTTTAAGCTTCTTGGTTGTATGTATTGCAGCATAAACAGCTTGGCGACTAATTTTTAACTTCGCCGCTGCTTCTGATAATGTCATCATTATTTTTTCTCCTTTGTTGTCGTTGTTTCCCTTCTTGGGACATTGTTTCTAAATATTTAGGGTCGAGAAGATCTCTAAATTTCACTTCACCGTACGTTTCATTTACTATTCTAATAGCAGTTGAAAGCTTCATATCCCGCCCTCTTAAAGCTCCGTAAAGGGCTGGGGCTGTGATGCCTATCTTTCTGCAAAAAGAAAGTTTATTTACATTGTGCTTCTTAAGGTATTCTTCTAGTTTCATAAGGCCCTTGCGTTAAATCATAAGCTGTGATATATTCTTACATAAGCAAGAAATGCTGTCAACACAAAGGGGGATTTATGATACACGGACAAGTAGCCTATGACGAGATGGAGGATATAGACAATATGAAATACGTTGAAGATTGCAGAGTCAGAGATACAATGCGCGAACTTCGCATCGAGTTTTATAATAAGCTTTCTAAGTATGTAAAAGAGCCGCTTCTTATGGATATTGGCAATTCTTTGCTAAATTATTGGAAAGAAAATCCCGAAAATGTTGCGAATATTTGTTCTAAGCTCAATCTAGATGAAGAGCATTGGCAAGCTTTAGATGATGATTATCAAGGCATTAAAAAGTATTTAGAGCAGAAAGATTACGATAGAAACATGGATGATAATTTTTACGACTTTAATTGGTAAAGAAAACCCCCTGCTGGGAGACAGGGGATTTTAACTTTTCTCACAACACAAAGGAGACGCTAACGTCCCTCCTTTGTTGTAAACTATAAGCCCATTTAACAACAAGGAATATCAAATGTATCAAAGTGATAAAATCAATGAGCTAGCAGCAGCTCTATGCAAAGCACAAAGCAAAATAAGTAAAGCTGAAAAGAATTCAACGAATCCATTCTTTAAGAGTAAATATGCAGATTTAGACTCTGTATGGACAGCTTGCAAAGGTCCCCTTACTGAAAATGGATTATCCATCACTCAGATGATGGGATTTAATGATAACGGAGATCAGGTCCTCATAACTCAATTGAATCATTCTAGCGGCCAATGGATGCGTTCTTTGATCCCTGTAAAATACGAATGTGGAGGAGGAGACAAAACAAATCCACTTCAGAAGCTTGGAAGCGCCTATACATATCTACGAAGATATGCTCTTGCTGCAATGGTAGGAGTTGGTGGTGAGCCTGATGATGATGGCAATGAAGGCGGGGAAGTTTATCAAGGAGAACAAGAATTGTTGATTTCAAGAGCTGATGTAACATTCTTACTCAGTGAAATTAGCAAATGCGATCCTGAATGGGCTAAAAAAGCCATGAGCGGCATTTCAACACGCTTTGGCTCTTTGGCTAAAATGCCGTTTAAATATCTAGAAGCGTTCAAAGAAGAAATGGCAAAGAACAGGAAGGTTGAGAATGCCTAGTATTACCCAAGGCACTGAAAAATGGAAAGCTCTACGTAGAACAAAGATAACCGCCAGTGATGCGGCGGTTATTCTTGGGGTATCCAAATATAAAACGCCACTAGAGCTATGGCATGAGAAGGTGGGGGGCATTGAACAAGAATATTCCCCTCAAATGGAGTGGGGGCGCCAAAACGAGGAATTAGCTAGAAAAGCCTTTGTCCAAGAGACAGGCTTTAATGTTTCTCCAGAAGTTTTAATTCATCCGGAAAAACAATGGATGATGGCATCTCTTGATGGATATGAGCATTTTTCCAAGACAATTGTAGAGATCAAGTGTCTGAAAAAAGAGGATCACGAAGCTGCTCGTCATGGTACCATACAGCCTCAATACTACGCGCAGATTCAACACCAAATCTACGTAGCAGAAGCAAGCTTTGCTATCTACGTAGGTTACCGCATGGGCGACATGTATCACTTTTACATAGCTCGTGACGAAGAATTTATAAAGAACATGCTTGAAAAAGAATGGGAATTTTATCAGAGGATCATTGATTTTGATCCTCCTCCTATGGACGAAAAAGATTTAAAAGAAATAAAGGATGAAAAATGGATACAGAAAGCAGAACGATTAGAGTTAGTCAAGAAACTCAAGAAAGATTTGGAAACAGAAGAGAAGGAGCTAATGGAACAATTGGTGGATGGAGCAGGAAACCAACCATGCATTGGAAATGGCTTCATTCTGGAGGAGCGTGTAAGGAAGGGGTCAGTCCAGTACAAATCTATACCCGAGCTTGCAAAAGTAGATCTCAACCAATATCGAGCGAAAGACACATTTTTCTGGGTTCTGAGGAGGTGTAAAGATGAGCTTAGTTGAGAAACCATATCCGGTAACTGTGTACATGCCACAGTTGCCTCAGTTAAATTTTATGATCTCTAGCAAAATAATTATTGCCGCAACATCTGCTAAGAAAGCGGGAATGATTGCACATGAGATATTTAAAGACTTTGGATACGAATATTTAAAAGTAAGCCTAGGAGCTCCTTCCAGGTATGTTGCTTGGGAAAGAAGCGACTTTGACGATATGACGGGGGAGGAATAAAAATGTTAAAAAATTTCACAATAACTTTGACAATTGCTTTGTTCATGCTTGGCATGCTATTTACTTTGAAGATGTGCGCACAGCCTGCCTGCGAAGTAAATAAATTCTATGCCATTAAAGATGTTGATCCGGTTAATTTTAAAAAACAATGCATGGAACTACATGCATATCATAAAGATTTGGCTGTAGAAAAATTGCAGGATTTAGAATATTGCTGTTGGTATTACCCAGAAACCTCTGATAGAGAAAAAGCAATAGCTTTTTTTCAGGCAAGCATTGCTTCTATTTCTGCTTCATCTTCCTATGCTAAATTAATGGCAATTTTTACAAGCCTTGTCGTCTCTTATGGCATGGTTATCATAGACCAATACCATGCGATGGCAAATCGTTACTATGATGCTCAATATCACTTAAATCTAGCGGACTTTTATTTGGAATGTGCCCTTAGATATTAATTTAGACATCTTATATAATTTGAATGTGCAGAAAAGCACTCTTGTTTTTGGTTATAGAGGGGGCCTAAAAAACCCCCTCTATTTGAACAAAGGACTCCAATGACTGTTCCCTATTATGAATATAGAGTAACAATCTATCTAAATAATGCTCTTGCTCAAGGTGGAGAATATCAAAAATATGCTTATATATCGGCTCCAACGGATCGAAAGGCAATGATGATTGCACGGAAGATGTTTGAGAAGATTGACTATGAATATATGAGCGCTTCTAAAAATCCCAATGACGAAGTATTTCTTTGGGACCGCGACAAAGTCAATGAACTAAATGACTAATGGAAAAAGACTCTTTAGACCATTTGAAAGAGTATCTTCAAAGAGAGATGCATCAAGAAAACAAAAAACCTGAAAAAATGGATAGCTGGGGCCCAGTTTGTTCAACTTGCAAAAAGGCAAAGTGGGGACCATCTTTTACGTATTCTTACTGCAAATGTTCTAAATTGTCATAAACATTCTTTGATAGATCTCTAAAAGCTTTTATTTACTACAATAGCTCCCCCCATACAAAGGAATCTATGACAACACCAATAAAGAATTTTTCCGTCACCGTCTATTTTGAAAACCATCCACGCCTTAATAAGGGAGGCTTTTGTGAGCTTTCCTTGGAAGGCAAATCCCCTAAACATGTTGCTTGTAAAGTGCATGATATTTTTAAATCTTCTGGCTATGAATTTGTAAAAATAAAAACAAGCGGAATTTTGAAATATGAAGAATGGCAAAGAAAAGATTTGGAGAATATATCAAATATAAATAAATGATATATTGCGAGAAAAGGGGGCTTGTATGCCAATACCTCCTATTTTCGATAGTCTAGCTCATCCAGAGAGTAGAATAATTATCAGGGATTCTTGCAACTGCAAAAGCAATTGTTGCATGCCTTGGTTTAAGCGTAAGGAGCCTATGGAGCTTCCGACGCTTACGTGTGAAGAAATTGACGCCATTGCGCAAAGAGAATTTAATAGAGCAATTCGTTTAGATATAGGTTAACTATGAGTATGGCTGTGTATGAAGCGTCTATAATTTTACCAACTGATTTTTATGGCGTAAATTCCTCAAAATATATTCTGATTTTAGCCGATTCTAAAGAAAAAGCTGAAAGTATTGCTATGCGGAGATTTTCCGATATCAAATATACTACGCTTTCCGTAACAAAATTTACTGATTTAGGAGAAAAATATGAGCGAAAATAATACTTCTTTAGAGAAAGAAATTTTGGATAGGATTGAAGCGATTGGCGAAGCTAAGGCAATTATTTCTTATCACTGGCAGACGGATTATCCGGAATGTCATTACTTGCAAGATCTTAGCAAACATAACGAATGGTTTGACTCGCCTCATGAGGAAGAAAGTGAAAAGCTTTTTGAATGTCGCAGGCGTTTACACTATTATGAGAATTTATTAGAAAACATATGTAATACTCTTTGCAGAGAAGAATAAAAAAAATATACTTTTTTTATGGATTTGCACTTTTCAGTGTTATTTGTTTTGCAACAGAGATTTTGGAAATCTTATTGAATTGCAATATTTGGTACAGCGATCATTTGCATAACTTATTGGATCATATTGGATTACTTCTTATAAATTACATAGGGATGAAAATTTCAAAATGAACAAACTGATTATTACCTTTTTTTCAATATTTCTTTTTATCCATCCTATTTTTGGCAGTCATAGCAATAATTTATATTGCCTAAGGCAAGAATTAAGGGATCATTCTTTAAATATTAAATTACTGCTTTTTTACATTCATTTTTGCCCGGAAGATAGAGACAAATATTTACTTCTGCTTGCCGATGAAATCGAAATTATTTATCAACTTGCTGAAAACGTAGATCGTTGGAATCTTAATTAATAATCTATTTCAACCAAGTTGATATCCTGTAAAATAGGTTCTACGATCTCCTGAAGCCCCATAAATATCAACTACTTTTGTTCCACCCGTATAGGTTATTGTGACTGTGGCAGTATCTCCAGCGGCCATATTGACTATTGTTGATACTGTTTGTGGCATATTTCCTGTTACTGTGGTTCCCCAGTTCCCGTTACGATAATTATTACCAGATACTATCATATTAATTTCTGCAGTCATAGTTGCCGCAACCTGTTGTGCTAATACTTGAGCATATAAATAATATTTTCCTGCTACTGGCGCTGTAAAAGTATTAGATGCAAAATTACTTCCAACATCAAAATCTTCAGTATCAAAAGGAACAGAAGCCACTGTTCCATCTCCTGTTACATTAGATTGAGCATTTGCTAGATAGGCAAAAAATGATGGTTGTGCAGAGGCTTTATATTTAGCAAGATTAGTATATAAAGCCGTTTGAGTTGTCGTATTAATTATTGAGGAAGAATCTGTAAATACAATTGGTCCATAAAAAATTGTTCCTAATCCTGTAATCGCATTTGTATTGGTGCTCTTAACAGTAGTATCAAGAACATATAATGTTGATCCTGACCCGATCGAAGCTGAAGAAGCCGATCCAGATGATAACGTAGACAAAGTAATTGTTGAAGATCCTGATCCTGCTGTTGTTATACATGTTGCGTTTTGGTTATTAGTTGCTATTGTGGTGAAGACAATATCCAAAACTCCTGTAGAAGAACAGGAAACAGGAAAGTTTAGATTTGAATGCTTAATAACTACTTGTGCTGCAGAATTAGAAGAAGCAGTCGATGTAGCAGAGCCATAAAAAAAATCACAATAATCTATGAGAATAAGACCGGAAGCTGTTGACACCCATAAGGTAATTCCTGTTGTTCCGAAAGTGTTAATACATCCCTTCATATAGATTTGAGATCCAGAATCAGAACTAGTAAAAGATATTCCTGTGTTATTTGAGCAGTTGAAATAACAATCTATTAAATTTACTTTACTTGCAGCTGATCCTGTAACAGCAAGAAAAAAATCTGAGTTTGTAGTTAGTCTTATTCCGGAAATAGAGCACGTACCCGCTGTCGTCATTGTGCATTTGCCAACTATGGAAACATTAGGAGTTAAAGCATCGCAATCATAAGCACAAAGATCAACACCAACTTTTAAAGTTAGATTTTCGGTATAAGTACCTGGGGTAATAAGAATAGTGTCACCACTGCTGGCAGAAGTTAGAGCAGTCGCAATTGTAGTATGACTTCCTTTGCCAGCTGTTGGATTAACTATCCATGTTGTGGCTAAATTGCTATTTGTTGGAAATGTTGTCGGCATTTATATCCTTAAGTAAAGTTCCATCCACCTACGAAATTTACAGCACACCAGCAAGTATCAGATGTTCTATAAACAAGTTCTACGGAATCACCTCTCTGCGTGCTAACTGCGGTTCCCGCGGCACTACTTGCTGATGTTCCAAAACGAATTATTTGCGTTCCTGTAGCTTGTAATGTGAGTAATTGGGATGCATGATCAACGAAAAATTTTATTGTATCACCTTGAGCAGGAGATGCTGGCAAAGTGCCTGTAGCAGTTCCTGTAACAAAATATCCATTATCTTTTAAAGGAGAAAAAGCCCCTGAAACATCATTCCATGTAAACCCTGCTCCTTTAAGAGTTACAAAACCATTCGAATCTACTGCAAAAGAAGTGGAATCAAAGGAGGCTAAACCTATTCTTGAAGCATCTGTAGAAGAAATAGCTTGTGACCTTTGGACATTTACTGTAAGCGTATTGCCCGAGCCCGATGTTTGAACAGGTGTTGATGCAGCAGGAACTACAATACCTAAAATATTCCAATTTCCAGCAACTGGAGATAAAGGACCTCCAATATTTCCTGTGATCGTTTCTCCAACTGATCCACCTGTGACATCTAATGTAATGTTAGGAGAAGAATACCCAATTGTTAAAGTTCCTAAGGGAGAAGTAATATTTCCTAATTTGACATGAGGTAAAGCAGTTGAGCCAATCCATAGTTGACCATTTGTAGTCATTGCCCCGCCTCTTTCAGTTCCATCAAAGGAGGCGTTATCGGCATTAACTATTGTTTCAAGACCTGTTACTGAAGAGAAACCGCCCATTTTAACTCACAAATCTATAGGTTAAATAACAATTCCAATCTATCGTTTTCCCAGCAATTCCGATCACTGTAATGATAAAATTATTTCCTGAAACACTTACATTAAAATCGGCAGTCATCATGGCTGCTTCTTCTAAAACATCTTTAAATTCTGTTCCAATTTCAATCCCTGCTACGCCAGTAGTTCTACAACCGGACACAAATGAATAAGAACCGCCAGCAACATCTGTTGTATCAAATGCAACTATATAACCTTCTATAAAATACACTCCTGCAACAGCTCCTAAACCAAATGTTAAAGCTGTTGTAGGTGTTGCATCTGCCGTTGTAACAGTTCCTGTTGCTCTATTTGTAAGAACTATATCTACTTCATTAGATGTCCCTGTGCCAACTACACCACCTTTTGCAATAATTCCATTATCATTATTTTCTGTTGAATCCGTTCCATGAACAATTAAAATATTAGCTGCTGGAACCGCTGTTCCATTATCTGTAACAAATGAAGTGGGAACTGTTGGAGGTACTGGACCTGCCGTCGTATTAATTATGCCAGCTTGTGAAATAACCCACCTCTAGTTTTGGATTATGTATTGAACTACTAAATAAACACTACCTGTGCCCGCGCTTCCTTTTACATAAAATTGAAGTCCTTTTGGACATGCCTGCTGTTCTGGTGGAGATCCTGACTTACTTTCGTCATAAAGCCAAAAAGAATTGGCAGGAGCTACATCAACATCATTGACCCCATCTACTGAAATCGTCACTAAAACACTTGAATTATTAACTAATTTAACAATATACCCAGGATGAGCAAGAGGAGTTCCTAAGGCTTGATAAGACCCTGTAAATGTTGCTGAATCAATACTTCTAAGCGGCTCCCAGTATATCCTTTGGGTATATGCCATTATTCAACCTCTTTTATTAATTCTTCTTGTGGGACTTCTTCTTTTTCAGCTTCGACCTTTTTTTGTTGAGCATTGATTTGATCTTCAACTGCGCCAACATATTTTTGAAGTTGAAAAAGCATTTCTTTTACGACTACGATTGGGGTATCAACTTCTACATAAAAATGACTTTCTTTTTCACTTACTTTGCATTCAAGTCTGCTGAAATTTTTAATCATACATTCCAATTGGTTAAGGTTAATTTAGCCAATATACTAAATTAACCTTAAATTTTTAGCTATTAGTCCATTACCCAGCCGATCACGGTGATATTCGAAGTGGTTGTAGTCGCGCCTGCGCCATTGGTAAATGTCAAAGTAGATTGGCCAGCAGCATTAACAACGCTCTTAAGTGATACAGCAGATCCTGTTGTGGTTCCAAACCAAGAATACAAGATATCTGTGCTTGCGCCAGTAATTGTAGAGTTATTTATCACTAACGCTTGGTCAGCACTTGCAGCAATTGATACACCGCTAAATACTACTTTAAAGTGTCTATTATTTGCTGTTTGTGGTGATGCGCCCGCGCCTACATCTGTTGGGGTAACTTTGATACCACCGACATTTGATAAAACATCTGGAACCGTTACTCCACTAGAAGTTAAATCTAAGCAACGGCCTGTTCCTGAAGCTGTACTTATCGTAACGCCAACTGCAGCTCCTGAGGCTAATGTATGTGTTGTAGGACCATTGATTGCAACTGTTGTAGTTACTTGACCAATAACAACTGCATGAGCAGCTGCGCCAGTTGCAATATTTACAGCACCAGCTCTTGTAGCTCCAGTTGCTAACAAGTTGAATGTTTGTGTTCCTGCAGATGCTGCACCGCACATTACGTTTAATGTGGTGCTTGCTGCTGGAGTTGTGCCATTCAAAAGGTTAACTGTAGAAGCGGCTGATGCAGATGTTCCTGAAGCAATGTTAATTACTTGAGCACCTGTATTGGCAGCATTACCAAATTGGAATGTTGCTCCGCCAGCCGCTGTGCTTGGTCCAATTATAATTGCTGTTGCTCCTGTTTGTGTAGCACCACCGATCTGAATTGTTCCAGAAGTCATGGCATTACCCATAGCTATAGAACCAGCTGTTTGGGTATTACCTATGGTGATAACGTTAGCGCCAGTTCCACCGATTTTAAGTGTGTTGGCAGCGGCAGCGCCTGTACCAATATTGACTGTGTTAGTAGCAACATCAGCGGCAATATTAATTGTATTACCACCACCAACAAAAGCTAAGTTACCAGTACCTACGTTCCATGTTTGAGCTCCAGAAGCAGCATTACCAATGGTTAATACGTGAGCTGCAGCTCCTGTGCAAAGTTTTGTTGTCACAACAGTTGTTGCTGCTGTATCTCCAACAATATTCAATGCAAGAGTTCCGCCAGTAGCGTTACCATTCATGATGTTAGTAGTTGCAGTACCTGCAGCTATAGCACCATTCATGATGTTGCAATTCATTGCTGTTGAGTTAGAAGCTCCGGACAATAGGTTAAATGTCTGTGTTGCTGTTCCTGTGGCTGCTCCATTTAATATTGCTACAGTTGAAGTATTGGCACTAGGAGCACCAGACATTACATTTAATGTGTCGGTTTGTGCTGAGTTGCCGCCAAGCAACGTAGTTGTTCTTGTGGCTGCAGGAGCTACGTTACCAATACCTATTGTTGTGACTCTTGTGTTAGAGCCTAGAGCGAGTGTTCCTGCACCAGCAGAGCCCGCACCTGAAAGAATGTTTACAATACTATTGGCAGCTGATGCACCATCAGCAATATTAATTGTTTGGGAAGTTGTGTTAGCACCATTGCCAATAGATATTTGGTTACCATCTACTCCATTACCAATTGTAATGGTTTTTGTTCCATTAGCATTAGCAATAGCAACGGTTTGAGTTCCAGTAGATGGAGATAAAGTAACAGTGCCACTTTGTGAACCTGTTCCGCCTATCGAAACTGTTCCTGTAGTCATGCCAGCGCCAATGCTTACAGATCCTGCTGTTTGAACATCGGCTATTGTAAGTGTTGTTGCACCTGCACCACCCGCAATTACTAAAGAATTTGAACCTGAGCTGCTTCCTAAAGTAATAGTGCCTGTTTGACCTGTTCCGCCAATTGTTATTGCTCCACCAACAAAAGCAGCTCCAATGTTCACTGCACCGGAAGTATTGCCATTCGAAATATTAACTGTAGTAGCGCCTGTTCCATTTCCAATTAGCACATTATTTGTGCCTGAAGATGAGCCTAAAGTCATATCTCCGGTTTGAGCAGTACCACCAATAGTAAATGTTCCACTAGTTTGAGCAGCGGCCATTGTTACAGTTGTGGTTGCAGCTGTAGTAAGTGTAAAATTGCCTGTACCAGCTTTTAAAGTAAGAGCAGCTGCGCCAGTTGCCGACCCAACAGTAACAAGGTTTGCTTGTGTCGAATCACCAATATGGATTGTTCTTGCAGCAGCGCCTGTACCAATATTAATTGTATCGGTTGTTGCATCTGCACCAATTGATATTGCTGTTCCGCCTGATGCCCATGTGCCGCCCGCAGTAAATGTTACAGTGGTTGCGCCAAGTGTTGTAAATACACCGGCTGCAGGAGTTGTTGTTCCTGTTGCTGGAGGCGCGGCAAAAACGGCGGCTAAGTTAGACGGCTGAACAGCTAAAGCTGTAACGCCTGGAACTGTTGCTGTTCCTGCAACGGCTTGAGCATTTGTTGCAAGATTGGTAATTCCTGTAACACCTGTTTGAGCAATGTTTGCGCCTGCTAAAACTAATGATTGACCGTAGTCATAAACTGCTTTTGCATAAGGGACTAATGTTGTAGAAGCTTGGTCAGTAACAACGTTTGCCGAAAGCTGAACTATACCCGGAGTAGATGTTGTGGCATAAGCATTACCACCCGCTTGCCATGTAGACCCGTTAAAAGTATATTCTGTTGGGGGTGTTGTGCTATTATCAAAATATTGTTGTCCTAGCTGCCCTTTAAAAGAAGATGGAGGAGCTCCATTCCCTGAAACTGGTCCCTGAGGAACACTTATTAATCCGCCTATTCCATAAGCTAGTGGCATTTGAGACTCCTTCTTAAAGTTGTTTTAACGTTCTCATATTTCAAAAACCAAAGCAAATAAAAATTATTACGGTTAACTATATATGTACTTATATGACTATTTATGACAAAATATAATCATGACCATGTGTTACGTAACCATCTTGGAATTTTCCGTATTGATCAAAATGCACCCGAATTCTGTTAGACGTGCGATTAAAACAAATAGACTTAAAGCTATTCGAATGGGAACTGGGAAAAATGCTTCGTACAGAATTCCATTGGAAGAATTAGAAAGGCTGAAACCAAATCTTTGAACATGTCTAGGGGCACCCGAAGAGCGATAATCCGAATCGCCTGGCATGTCCTTTTCTCGAAACAACTACGGAGGTTGTATGAAGTTATGCGTTGTTTGTAATCAGGAACATGAAAGAAAAAAGACTAATATTTGTGTAAAATGCTACGCAAAATCTTACCATAAAAAAAATTATCAAAAATTAGACAAATATTGCGCCATTTGCAAAGAAAAATCAGAATTAGGAAGAAAAAAATATTGTGATAAATGCCGCCCTTTAATACGTAGTGAATGTGTAGATTGCGGAAAAGTATTTTTTTACGGGGCTAAATATAAATATTGTACAGCCTGTCAATATCAAAGAGAAAAAAAATATAACCCTGAAAGACACATCAAAACTCTTAAAAGAGTAAATGCATACGGGAAAAATAAAACAAGATTTGAAAAGGGACTTCCCTTAGATCATGTTTTTCCTAAAGGACCTAAAGGAAAAGGTTATAAAAACAAAAAGGGTTATATTTTAATGGTATATAAAGACCCTAAAACGCAAAAATTTAAAAGAAAATATCAACATGTACTTGTCATGATGGGTCATTTAGGAAGAGAGTTACATGAGCACGAAAGAGTTCATCACAAAAATGGCATACGTGATGATAATCGTTTAGAAAATCTTGAATTATGGTCAAAAGCCCAACCACCTGGTCAAAGAGTTATTGACAAAATAGAGTGGTACATTGAGTTTTTATCTCAATATGGTTATAAAGTACTTAAAGAATAAATAGGGAGGTTACGTGACCTTTTACTATTCTCCTTGGCAAAGTGGAATGGAGCCTACACAGTCTAATATTAGACAGTGGTTAGATAATTTGTATAGTAAGTTTATGCCTATAGAACAGGCTTAATGCGGGTCTGTTATAAAAAAGTAACTAAAAGCGCTGGAATCAAAGTAATATTGATACACTTTTTTATGCTGGCTTAGGTATGGGCCAGCTTAAATCTCCTCTGATTGTCTTGGACCTCCTGAAAAGGAAAACAAGGCGGAAGCGAAAGCACCGTGAACGACTGAGTGAGGAGACGCTGAAAGGCGAAGCGACAGTCTGAACACGAGCTATATATAAAACTCGTGAGGGAGATCCGAAGAGGTTTCCCCGCCAATTATATGATAAAATCGTATATTGGTCACAAAAGTAACAGAAAGCACAAAGCTTTGTAAACCGCTACTTCAATTTTTCTCCCACTACCTCCTACCAGCAATATTATTTCAACCTGATCCAACAACCTGTAAACATGGTTACAGGCTTCCAAAGGCAACATAGAAAGGCTATAAGCTATATTCCAACAGAAGGCGCAGATCCAGAAACTACTGATCAATATAATATGCTGATGACTCATGTTTGCAATACAGAAGGCATTCACGAGCAATTTTCAAAAGCTTGTGAGCTATCCGCTGTTTCCGGAATGGTGCTTCTACAACCTTACCTTGATTATGCTCATGATGACCCAGCACAAGGACAATTGAAATTAAAAGTCTGGGAATACAATAGCTTTTTGGTTGATCCTTATTTTAGAAACCCTGACATGAGTGATGCTCAATTTGTTTGGTGCCAAGAGTATATAGATAAAAAGGTTGCTGAAGAAAGATTCCCGGATAAAAAAGATATTATAGTTCCAATGGCGGGAACGCCTCAAAGATATGGCAGCTTTTATTTCTTGCCAGAAAATTACAATATGGCGAGAAATGACCTGCTTGTCCTTTCTTATGTATATTACAAAAGCAAAAGCAAAAGAAAACGCCTTTACAGTAGATCGAGAAATCAATTTTTTGATTTTGCTCAAAACCATGAAAACATTGAAGAGATTTTATACAACGTTCCTGATATGGAAATTGTTAATGTTGAAGTTCCCTCTTGGAAATTAGCAACAATTTTAAACGATCAAGTGATGTACCACGGGGAAAATCCACTTGGATTTGACTCATGTCCATTTATTCCGGTCTTTTGGAACTATGAACCACACATAAATTATTACGATCTTAGAGTGCGCTCGCTTGTTAGAACGATGAGAGATCCTCAATTCCTATTTAACTGGAAAGTTATCACTAATAACGACATCGTTTCCGCTACCATCAATGCCGGTTGGAAAAGAAAGATTGGAGCTGTTGCTAATGAAGATAATTTAAAGAAATCCGGACAGGGCTGGGATATTCTTATTAACGAAGGCTATGACATGTCTGACGTTGAGAAGATAATTCCTTCGGGTGTCCCTGAATCAGATCTAGCTTTAGCTGATCAGATGTCTAAATTGATTTATGAAACTTCAGGAATAAACATTGAAAATTGGTCTGGACAGCAAGATAAGCAAATATCTAGTCTTACCGCTCTGATCAAACAAGCTGCTAATCTTCTTGTCTTCCAGAAATATTTCGACCAGTGGGATTTTTCTCTGAAGCTTGTAGGAGATAAACTTTTATCTATAGTGCTTAACAATTGGAATGCTGAAAAAGTAAAGTTGCTCATAGGGGAAGAGCCTTCTGCATTTTTCTATTCCAAAGTTTTCTCAAAATATAAAGTGATTGTTGAAGAGACAGATTTAACGCCTACACAGCAAAATCTTCAAGCGCAACAAATGATGGAAATGAATCAAGCTTTTGGTAGAGAAGTCTTTCCTCCTTCCATGATTATCCCAAAACTTAATATCACTGGAAAAGCTGATATAATAGAGTTCTTACAAGCTCAAGAACAACAAATGCAAGCAGCTCAATCTGAGGAAATGAATCTCAAACATACTGTCGAAGAAATGAAGCTAAAAGAACTTATGGCAAAGATTCATAATCTGCTTTCACAAGCAAGAGAAAGAGATGCCCGCTCAGAAAGCAATGTAGGCCTATTTGAAGAAAGAATATCAGAGATTTCTAAGAATCATGCTATTTCTACTAGAGAGAAAATGGATGCACTTCAAAAACTTTTAGAGACTGTGCAGAAATTCGGAGAAGTAGAAACCTTCCTTAAAGCAAACCAACTAGAAAGCATTAAGTATGATGAAGAAGAAACCGAAAAAAATGCTAGAATGAACGTAGAAAAAAATGAAGCTGCTAAGAAATTTATGGAACAAATTATGGCTGGAATGCCTCAAAAACAGCAGCCTGTTGAGCAATTTGCTTAACTATTCTTGGCATATTATAATCTTGATGATATAAAGAAAGATAAAATATCAAAGGGCTTTGAGGCTCTAAGGAAGATGTTATGAAAGACAGTCAAAAAGAAGGCAGAGCAAGTTCAGGCGGCCAAAGAATTGATGATCATTCATTCTGGGCAGGTGGCAGATCTAAAGGTTCTGTTTTTCCAGAAGGCGCTAAAGTAAAACATGAAAGTTCTGCTGAAGGTGCAGGATCTGAAATGGATTACGAAGATACAACTGAAAAGCTTAAAGCTCAGCAAATGAAAGGCGTAGCTCAAGCTAAAGCGTATCCTCAAAAGCCTTTGTACAGAAATTAATCCTATAGGTTTTAGAAAAGAAATTTTCTAATGATCTATAAAAAAGAGGTATTATGAAATCAGGATTCAATGATCCTATTGCTATAAAAAATCAAAATCCTCCAGATAACCCTGTAGATGGTAAAAACACACCTTGGGATTTTCGCTGTCCTCAATATGATCAAAGGTCAAGCTGTTTTGTAAACGCTGGCACTGATTATAAAGTTGGACATAGAAATCCTGTAGGACATTCTGGCAATCCAAAACCAAAAGCCGACACTCTCCCTTTTGGAAGAGTTAACACAATGAAAGTAGATGCCGTCTAAAGCGCCTAAAATGGCCCATACAACTAAATCTCCTCGTGGATCAGGCGATTTCTACGGAACGGGAATACGAAATAAAATAGGGAAAATACGAGATGTTTTTCCCTTAAATCCTGCTTCTAAGACACTACAGAAGCGACCACCGAAATCCCTTGCTTAATTTCTTTATTTCTTTTTTCTTCATCCATCTCTTTAGCAATTGCTAGGTAAATATTTTTTGATTGCTCTTCTGTTAAGTCCTTAGGATCTGCCATTTCCATTATTGTTCTATTATTTAAAAATTGATCAATGCTCCATAAAACGACTTCATTTTCTGTCACATTTCCCTTTTTATATGTATCCCACATCTCCCTTGGAGGAAGCATCCAGCAAATATCTACAATATCACTATGTGACTTAGCTCTAACTAAATAAGAATTTGTTTGCATGCTTGGCTTTCTTAGCCTTGGTTGAAATAACATTCTCTTTGTTACGCCATCATCATGGGTCCTAGGATGCGCAAAAATGTAAATATAATCACTTCTTTCCTGAAGCGCTAAAGACAAAGGATTTTTAAATAAACAGTCATTAAATCCTTGCACAATGTTTGCTTCTTGATCTTTTTTAAAGTGTAAAAGTCTATCATGTGCTTCTAAACGATTGATTTTCATTAGGAAATCCTTTTTAATTAAGATAAATCTATATCGTATCTCAGCGTCAAGGAGAAAACAAGATGACAGCCCCAGTTAATCAAGAAAATGTGCAACAAGCTGCACAACCATCCGATAAGGAACTAAATTTCCGTGCTTTAGAAGCAAGATACCAAAAACAACTAGAACAGGAAAGAAGAGCTCGAGAAGAAGCGGAAAAAAAAGCTAGAGAATTAGAAGCCCGCAAGCCTTACAAAGAAGACGACGATGAAGATGACGATGAACCATATGTGGTTAAGAAAAAGCTTAAAAAAGAACTGTCTCAATTTGGGCAGCAAGCAATGGAGCAAACCAAATCTGAAATTCAAAATGCTGTTCATTCTGCTTTAGCCGAAGAAAGAAAACAAAACTGGTTAAAACAAAATCAAGATTTTTACGATGTTCTTCAACATGCAGATAAATTTGCAGCTCATGACCCTGACCTTGCTGAAACAATTCTTGCTATGCCAGAAGGGTTTGAACGTCAAAAACTTGTATATAAAAACATAAAAGCTCTTGGTTTGCATAAGCCAGCTCAAACCGCCCCTTCAATCCAAGAAAAAATCGATGCTAACCGTAGATCGCCCTATTATCAACCATCGGGTGTAAGCCCTTCACCTTATGGAATGTCTGGAGATTTTAGTGCTGCTGGACAAAAGAATGCTTATCAAAAGATGATGGAGCTTAAGAATAAGTTGAGAGTATGAAAAAAGAAATGTCCATGCTTCCCAATGGAAATTGGGAAGAAATCATTAGCCCTATTCAACATGAATGCCGTGATCTGAATATGGTTTGCAAAGAATATGGTTGGAATTTAGGAGATTTAATACTCACAATTGAAGAAGGTGATCCTTATGAAGATGGATGGAGTTTTAAAACGAAAGTAAACTTTTGTCCTTTTTGCGGTTACACATCTCCTCACAAAGATAAATACTAATTTGCGGATTTAATTCCTTTTTGTTTAAATAAAGTTTCGGCAGCCCTCCGTCATGGGCTTCGCGTATCGGGTTCGCATCCGAATCAGATGTGTTAGAGAACGGACGTAGCACGTTTTCGTCCACGGTTCTACACGTCAATATTAATCGACAATATGAGGTTTATTAATGTCGATTACTACAACTGGCAATTTGGGGCCAATGATTTTGCAATCACTTGCTCCTGCAATGTTGTATGTACCAACTCCAACCATGAATTACATCACGGTTTGTGACAAAGTTAGCATGCCAGCTAACGGCGGTACAACAATGCGGTTTATGCGCCCAAGAGCGCTTCAACCGCCTACTGTGCAATTGGGTAATAGCGGGATTGATCCTGCGGCTCAAGTGCCACAGAGGGATATTATAGATGCACAAATGGCGTTTTTTGGAACAGGCTGCATTAATGATTGTGCAGCATGCTTGATGGCGGCGTAAAGCTTTAAGAATCAACGAGCAGGTAATTTTGCAGGACCAGGAAGGAGTTCTTGCCTGGGTATCTGAAAGATTAGCTGTTGCAATGCGTCAAGCCGAGGATTAAGATTAAGTCCTCGTTAAACCTTCTCTGATTGACTTGGAAGGCTAAACCGAAAGGCATGCCGACAAGGCGGAACCCACAAGGGACCGTGAGAGACTGAGCGAGAAGGCCCGAAAGGGATGCGACAGTCCGAACCGAGCTACGAAAGGCTTGGAGATAGGCAGAAATGACCTATACGCCAATAAATTATGGTTCCATCGTCTAAAGAGATTGATTTCTCGTAGTAGGACGTCATGAAACAAGGAAAATGCCATTGCGAGCATGGCTGGGGCCTTTAATTAATTGGTTGATAAGTAACAGATTGTTAATTTTGCGCGATTACATTGTATCAGCAGCGTCTGATATCAATGCAGCTGGCGGCTCAAACGGTGACAACCCAACAAACTTGGGTGTTTCTGATTTCAGCTTAGTAGCTACAACCCTTGATACAAATAACGCTTATAAATTTATGAGCGGTATCGAAGGCATGGATCGATTCGGAACTGGCCCAGTACGCTCTGCATATTTTATGCTTAGCTCAACTGAGCTACAGTCCGATTTCGATGCTCTTACAGGAAGCGGTTTCTTGAGTGTTTGGAACTATCCAACCAACGCAAGCGCTCTTCCAAGTGAATATGGTAGCGTATTTAACATTCGTATCCTTACAAGTTCTGAAGCTCCAGTTGCTCGGGGTGTATCAGCTAAAGGTGCTGATGTTTATTACAACACCGTAACTGGCAAGCAAGGGGTTACACATATCAACCAAGATGGATATTCCATGCAGTTGATTTATCGTGATCCTTACTATTCTGGCATGCTAGCGCAAAACGCTACTCTTGCTGTTAAGTTTGCTCAAGCGCAAGCGTTAACACAAGATACTGCTGTTCGGAATCTGTTAGCTACACGTAACTCAAGCTTGGGGGTGTAACATGACTGAATATTCTAGAATGGCAAAAGGAAGTTTTACCGCTTCTGCTTCAACAGCGATGGTTAACTTGCCTTTCAAACCAGATTACGTTGAATTATTCAACTATACAAATATTGCAGCAGCTCCAGCCGCAAACAAAACATTGCGTGCTTTTTGGGATGCTTCCTTAGTTGTATCGTCAAGCGTGCCTACTATGCTGGAGATCTATAATAACAGCACAGTTACCGCATTTGATGTAATCACAGGAACAGCTGCAAATCCAGGCATTAGCGCCTTTTCTGCTGGCACCCTATTACAATATGGTGCAACACAGCAGATCATTGGTATTACTAAAGCAAATCCTGCTCGTGTCAACGTCACTGCACACGGTTATAGTGTTGGTGATACTGTCATTATGCAAGGACTAGCTCTAGCTTCTACTAATAATATGCAGCTATTAAATAGTGTGCCTTTTACAATCGTTACTGTCAGTGATGCTGACCATTTCGATGTAAAATGGGATACTACAGGATCTAATTATACTGCTTTAACTGGATCTCCTGCTGGAGCTCTTGTTAAAAAGGTTTTATATCCTTTTCTATATGTACCAGAAGATAATGTTGTAACAGCTGTTACAACAGGAAGCACAACAACTGTAACAACTTCGATGTATCACAACTTTGAAGTTGGGCAAGAAGTTGCCTTCCGTGTACCTTCTTTCTGGGGCCCTGTTCAGTTAAATTCTTTACCGAACACATTAGTTCCAGGCTCTCCTGTCTATGGCTATGTGACTTCGTTAACAGATAACTGGACCTTTGTTGTTAATATCGATTCATCTTCCTATACAGCATTTTCTAACAATGGAACTATGACAGCAGCAACTCTTCCAGGGTTGACTTACATGCAAGTTCTATCTGTTGGTGATGTAAATACAGGCGGGAATTTGATTACAGCAACATCGCCTTTGTATCCTTCTCCTTCTTTTCCGACATCTAGCAATCGTGTTTCAACGATTAATGGACCGGCAATAAGGGGTGCTTTTGTAAACAATACAAGACAAGGATTCGTAATCGGCGCAGGAGTTGGAACAAATAACGCTTCTGCTAAAATTATGGCGGCTAATGATGTAATAGAATGGCGTGCCTTTTTGCATGACATTTCTAGTCCATAAACGGAAATAATCTTGTAAGAATTCTTATAAGATGTATCCTTAGGAGGGGGGCTAAAAATCCCCTCCTTTAATTATTAGGTATTATGGCATTCCCTTATCCAATAGTTGGCCCTATTGCCCCTTACACAAATGTTCCAATCCATGCAAATTATTATTTACCTCAAAGATTTTTTATTTCTGCGGTTACGTTAGGATATACGACTACAGTAACCACAACTGTTGACCATGATTATGTGATTGGCCAACTTATTAGGTTAATTATTCCCCCAACTTTTGGCTGTAGACAGCTTAACGAACAACAAGGTTATGTCCTGTCTATTCCGGCAGCAAATCAAGTTGTTGTAAATATTAATAGCTCAGTAAATGTCGATGCTTTTACCTCGAGTGCTGCAACAACTCAGCCTCAGATACTTGCAATTGGCGATATTAATAGCGGCTATACAAGCTCAACTGGTATAAATATACCAACTACTAATGGGAATACTAATATCAATATTCCTGGAAGTTTTATAAACGTTTCACCTTTTTAGGTATTTTATGACAGATGATAGAAAAGTAAAAACAAGAACTTCTCTTGGAGATAAAGAGCTAGACAAAGCTCAAGAACAATTTGAAGCTTTTGATGCTCAAGTAAAAGATATGTCTTTTGACAAACTGAATGCTGCTCCCAAAAAAGAGTCTGAACCACAGACTAAAATGGCTCAAGCAGACATTGCTAAATCCAATGATATTTATTTAAAACCAGCTAAATCTATTTCTTCTAGAGAAAAGTTCAATGAAGATTATAGAAATGATTATAATTTTATGAAAGAATATGTCCAGATTATAGCTGAAAACAAAGAAGTTATTGGCGATGACATTGAAATATGGACAAAGCCATTTGCGGGTATGCCTGCTGAATTTTGGCGTGTTCCTGTAAATAAACCTGTTTGGTGTCCAAGGTATCTTGCAGAACAAATTAAAAGAAAATATTACCATCGTCTCAAAACAGAAAATAAGACCACAAACGTTGATGGACATGGAAGTTACACAGGTGCTATTGTGGTGGATACTACCATTCAACGTTTGGATGCTTATCCTGCGATGAAACAGAGATCGATATTTATGGGAGCAAATAACTTTTAATGAATCTCTTAAGTGATATTCTGACTTATGTTCGAAGGATTATAAAAAGTCCTTCGAACGCTCAAATCAGCGATAACCTTCTTATCGATTACATCAACCGCTTTTGGATTATGGATGTTGATGCAAGAATGCAGCTATTTGACCTTAAGACTAAATATCAGTTTCAGACTATTCCAGGAATTTATCAATACAACATGCCCTTATATGATGTCCAGGTAGAGCCAGGAAGCCAAAATATTAATTATTATCCTGTCTATCAAGGCTTCATGAGCCCTGTCCTCGTTAATGGTATAGTAACTCCTTTCTATACTGAGCGAGGGCAGTTTACCTCTTTATGGCCAACTTATACGCAACCTTTGACACCTGTTGCAACTGGAGATGGGCTTACAAGCTCTTTTACCTTAAATTTACCTTTTTTTCCTGCTTTGCCCGGCCATTTAGATATGGCTGGAATAATTGCTACAGGAAATAATCAAGATCCACAGTTTACAACAACTATAAGCACATCAATACCTTATACCAGTTTTTATCCAGCTGTATGGTTTACATACACAGATGCAGATGGAAACAATGTCACTGTGCATGATTCAGGAGTATTTCTTTCGGGAAGTAATGGCGGTGAACTTTATGGCTTATTGATGGTCGCCGGCTCATATCCTTTTGGCTATAGTGTTTTTGGGACTTATTCCACAACGCAAAATACTGTCAATTATAACACTGGCGTTGCTAATGTAACTTTTCCAAGCGTTCCACCAGCAAATACACCAATTCAAGCTCAATGCCTTTTCTTCCAACCAGGAATACCTCGTGGAATGCTTTACAATAACAATACCCTTACTATGCTTCCTCCTCCTAACACTCAATATATGGTCGAATTAGATGCTTATTTGACGCCTGCAGCTTTTCTAGCAACTACACAAGCTGTGCCTTTTGGCTACATGAGTGAATATATTGCTAGAGGGGCTGCTAGAAAGATTCTTTCTGATACGGGAGATTGGGAACAATTTCAAGCTTACGAGCCATTATTTAAAGAACAAGAGACTTTAGTCTGGAAAAGAAGCCAAAGACAATTTACATCCACAAGAGTGCCTACAATATTTAGTCAATTTCCTTTTCAGTCTGGAATTTCCTCTAACGTATCGGGTACTTAAGGAGAGATATGCCTACATTTACTTATTTCGATAACATCCCAGCTGGTCCAAACAATCCCAGTGTTGATCAGCCTAATATGCAGACTAACACTAACTCCACTGACGGGATTATCAATGTAGATCATTATTCCTTTGAACAGAGTAACTTAGATGGATGGCATAAACAAGTCACGTTGCCTGCTAATAATGTTCCTGGTGCTCAAACGGGATTGGCTTCCACTGTTTATTCAGATGTTGGTATTTCTGTTCCTACTAAATCTCAATTGTATTTTAGAAACTCTGCGACAATTTATCCTTTATCCCTGTGTAAAGCTTATGCTTTGTTTAGCATTAATGGAAATGGACCATCTGTTACTCCTATTAATACATATAATTGCTCTGTAGCTTTATTGGGAACTAGACGAGCCACTATAACTATTTCGGCAAATGTTTTTTCAAATGATGATGTGGGAGTTTTAATGTCTAATAACAATGCTAGAGGAATGGCAAGTTATACCTTTGTTAATCCCACTCTTACATTTACAAGTGATCTTTGTGATACTGGACTAGGCAAACCCGTAGTTACTTGGACAGTTTTATTTTTACAAATTTGAGGATGAATGGGCGAAAAACTAGTTGTTGGGCCCATCAGAAAGGGTCTTAGAAATGATGTAACACCTTTCAACATCGATAATGATTCTTTTCCTACTTTAATCAATGCCTATCAATGGCGATCAAGAGTCAAAAGAAAGCGTGGTACTGCTCTTTTAGGAAGATTGCAAAGGTTTTTTGATTCAAACAATTCCACTTATGGGGCTATTACTTCTTTTAATTTAGTTGCTGGAGCCGGAAACCTGATTACAGGTTTTTCTTTAAACACACTTTCTCCCAATGCAACCATAGTTCCAGGATCAATAATAATTACTGTGGCAGGAAATACCTATACTGACACGACTGAAGATGGTGTTTTAACAGGTGCTCCTGCTGGAACAGGAACAATTGATTATGCAACTGGTGCTATAACCATTTCTGGTGGTGGTGTAAACGCTGTTTCTGGATCTTTTGTTTATTACCCAGCGCTTCCTGTAATGGGTTTAGAAGATCTTATTCTAGAGAAAAATAGACATCCGGATTGTCTTGCTTTCGATACAGTTTACTCTTATCAAATAAGTTCTGCATCTCCTTATGCCATCGATGATGTAAGTTTCTATAAAAACCCGTCTACAGCTACTTACGCAGGATATATACAAAAAACCAATTGGACTGCGCTCCATTGGAATGGTCAGGACTATCAACAATTCTGGACTACAAACTATCAAGGCGCTCTTTGGGCAACTAACGGCGTT